TGTGCCGTCGATAGCAAGCACGTTAGACGTATTCGTCTGCCCGGCACCACGAGAAATCGTGACGAGGGTAGCCCCAGTCGTCGCCGTCTGGTCGAATACTCGGAGTGTTCCAGCGGAGCCAGACTTATTGACGTCGAGCTTATAGTTTCCGTCCGTGGTTCCGTTGCCGACCGAAACATTGTCCGAGGTATTGAACAGGGTGATGAGGCGATTGCCGGAGGAGGCATTACGAATCAGGCCATTTGACCCTGATGTTGTCAGGCCATAAGCATTCCCGCCGGTAACGGTAAGAACGTCAGCAAACACTTCGCCAGTCACATGCAACGGATAGCCCGGTGCTGCGTTGCCGATGCCTAATCTATTATTAGTGGCATCCCAAAAGAATACTGTTTGATCCTGACTCAGCACCCCCGTCGCCGACACATACGGCACCGCGCCTACGGTGGTGAGCGACGACCCTCCCCCAACAGGCCCGCCAGAAGGGACACCACCAGCGACATCAGACCCAGTAATCGTTACGACAGCCATTACGGTGCCACTCCTTGCTGAATCACAGTGAAGTACGAAGCCGCCGCACCGACAGTCTGGTTGAGGCGAACCGCCGTCACCGGGTAGGCGACAGACACGGCACAGTCAACTGTTAGTCCAGTAGCAGACGGGTGGTCGACCCAGAAGCCACTGCCAGCGCTGTAGCCCGCCGCCTGCACGTCGTCGCAGGTCAGTTGGATGGTGTAGGTGCAGCCAGAGCCAACGTCGACCCACAGCGACACGTTGAACGGGGCGCTCGTCTGGTAGTCAAGGGCGACGACGCTGCTGGTCGTCACCCCTGTTACGGTTTGCTTGCTTGGCTTTGCCATGAATAATCCTTAGAACACCACAGTGCCGAGGGAGTAGACCGTGTAGGCTTCCGCACCGCTGGTGACGTTATCCAGCACAACCAGGAAGTCCTTGGAGTTGTTTTGCGCGATCGTCATCGTTCCGCTCAGCGTAGCGCCGGAGCCAGCCGTGACCGTGATCGTCTCCGCAGCGTCAGCCGTGTTTCGGATCGTGAAAGTAAACGAAGTTCCAACGACCGCGCTCGGCAAAGCAGCGACAAGCAAGGCCGCAGTCGGAGTCACGTCAGAGCGGCCAGAGCCGTTCGGATCGCGAAGGATCAACCCGCCTTTGAGTTGAGCGGCGGTGTAGGTGATCACGCCAGCCGTCGTGTCGGTGGTCACGGTCGTGATATTGACCATGCGCCCCACGGTAGGCAGGACAACACCCGTGCCTTGAGTCGCGAGGGTGATCGACGCGCCGGTCGTCGTATCGTTGTCGATGTAGGACGCAAAGCCGTTAGCCGAGCGTACTGGTCCACTGAACGAAGTGTTAGCCATGTTATTTCCTTTGTACTGAAGGGTTTAGCGCATCGTCTCAGTACCGTCTGCCGTGTCAGTCGGTGCGCTTGTGATACACGGTGGTTTGGTTGCGCGGGGAGGGAGTGCCTCCCCGCAATGTTTCTGAAGGACAAAAGAAGTTAAAGTAAAACCTTCTAGATTCCTTGGGAACCAAACAGGCCAAGTGGGTTCGTAAAACCAGCGCTGAACCGCTCCCGTGCTTTGTACCGCAGGTTGCCGGTTTCGAAGTCACCGTCTTCCTCGAAGGTACGGGAGACACGCTGGAAGAACTTGAGGCCGTCCGGAGCGTCGGTGGTCAGGAACCACGCATCCGGATCGGTCAAGTAGTGGTTGACGTGGTAGCCCTTGGGGATCGCTCCCATGTGGTAGATCGCGTTGATCGTGTTGTCGGCGGAGTCCGTCTTCAGCACGGTGCTCAGGATCTTGTCAGCCGTGAAGCTGAGATCATTTGGGATCACAAGCTGCTTCGGTTTCGTCGCGATCAGCAAGCCGCGCTGATCCTTCCACGCGCCGATCTGGATGACGGCATTTTCAAGCGCCGTTTCAGAAAGGTCGACGTAGGTGGCAGGCCGGTTGGAGTTGACGCCGCCGCTAACCAGCGGGTGGTCGGTGGCGCACAGGCGCTTGCCGTCACCGCCGAGATAGCTGGCCGAGAAAGCGTTGTTCAGGACGCTGGCGCAGTACACTTCTTTGGCGTTCTGCATCGACCACGCACACGCCTTCGTGTAGCGTTTGCCGATGTCGGCGTACAGGTTGTCCTCGATGGCTTCCTGCGTGATGGCAAAGGCCAAGGCGAGGGTGACGTGGCGGTAGGTAGTCGAGTAGAACTCCTGCGCCGTGTCGTATTCGACCGAAGCGCCTTCCGTCTTGAACGGCGCGGAGCCGAAGCCAGACAGGGCAACTTCTTCTTCAAAAGCGCGGTCAGAGGTGTTCATCTCGAAGATGGGTTTCCACTCGTCCTGATAACGCTTATTCTCCAGACCCCACAAGGCGTGCAGCCCAGGAGTCAATTCTCGATTCGCTTGTGCTCGTGTAATGACTGGCATCGGTTAGGCTCCCAGGATGTTCTTGAAGGCGTGAACGTTCTGATTCCAGATAACGATCACGTCAGTGTAGGCATCGCCAGCCGCGTTGTCGGGGCCAGGAGCGATGTCGATGATTTTGACGGCCAGCGTGTTCGTGGTCGCAGCGGAAGACGCGGCCAAAGACACGGTGGAATTGCCGGTAACAGTACTGCCACCAAAACCAGTGAGCGGCGCGTTGAGGCCGACAGCGGTGTAGGCGATAGAGCCGTTAGCCTGCACCATCATGCGAACGTCCGGGTCGGTCACGACTTCAAGCGTGATCGCACCGTAGGCGCTGTAGGAGGTGTAGCCGTTGGCAGGGAAATACTGCGTGTACTGGGGGCGACCGTTCTGGTCGGTCCAGTTGGCACCAATAAAGATGCCCCACGGGGTATTGCCGTTGCGGGTGGTGGTAGGCGTAGCGGCAACGGGAGTGGCAACGCCGACTCCGACATTGACGATATCACCGTTGAAAAAGCCGGTGGCAGTGTTAGCGCCGAGAGTGACCATCGTCACCTGACCCTTAACACTGCCGCCAACGTCGTAAATAGGCTTGAGCCCATACGGAGCAGCGGTAGCTGACATTTACATTCTCCAGGAGTTGGAGAACCTGCTTGCTTTAGTCGTCAGCGAAGTCGACAGTCCTTCCAGATTGGAAGGTGGTCTTCGATGAGTCCTCGACCTTGCCGTGGCGCGGGTCGATACCTTGGGCTTGCTGGCTCTTTGCGACTTGATGTTGAGCGCCCCGGATTTGCCGCTGAGTCAGATCATCATAGTACTGTAGCCGCCCTTGCGATACATGAGTCGCTCGCTGACAAAGCATCAGATCGCCAATCACCACGTTGCCGGACGGATCCGGAAACACAGTGTCAGGCTCAACCAATACGTCGGCGCGATTCTCAAACTTGACAGGCTCGTAGCCGTCTCGTTTGTGCTTTCCCATGTTGCCGGGGTCTTCGACTCCCGCTTTGATGCGGAAGCGACACCACCGGGCGGTCCAGTCCGGATGTTTCTTGACAAATGGCAGTTTGCCGGGAGGCCGGTACTCGTACTTGCGCAAGTCTTGCTCGCGTGATTCAAGTGCCCGGTCGCCAGTAATCGCGTTCACGGGAGTGGAAATCGGGGATCTGGGTGCGATGGCCATATTATCCTCTCTTCGCGAACTTCGCGTAATCTTCCAGCGGCACACCGAGTTTCTTTGCGATGGCTGCTTCACTGGCGTTCAGGATGATTTTGCGTGTACCATTAGTCGCACTGGAGGTGCGCGGTGCCGTGGCCACGGGAGGGCGGCTAAACTGTCGTGCGGTCGTTTGGGGCTTGGCGTTGTCAGTCATTGCGCTAGCTTCAAATCGCTCCGGGAATGTCTTTCGCATTTCTGCGTTGATCCGATCATAATAAGTTTTGGTTCCCTCTGCAACCCCTTCTTCTATAAGGTCTTGCGAGATAGCTACAGCGCGGCGCTGCATCTTACGATCTTCGAGGAACCATTGGTTGTTTTGCAGCCAGTCCACCGTCTCAGGCGGTAACTGCGTTTCGGATTGCTGGCGTTGCGGCGGGGGAGGTGGCTGGAACGCAGCTTGCGGCTGAAACCGTGCGATGTCCGCTCGCTGCTGAGTGATCTCAGCCAGCCTGCGGTTCGCTTCGACTTCCTTGTCGATGTCGGCAGACTCGCGGGCGGCGGCGAAATCGCGCTGTACGGCGGTGATCTGCGCTTCACGAGCGGAGAGAGCTTCACGCTGGAGACTCTTCTGGAGTTCTTCCTTCTCGCGGCTCAACTGCTCGATGACGTTCTTCGCTCCATTGGCGTACTCGAAGAGAGCCTGCGCGTTGCGCTTCTCTTCTTCAAGCTGCCGCTCGCGCTCGCGAACGTGGTACGTCAGCGTCTCGAAACGCTTCTTAATGGGACGCGGGAACTTCTCGATGTCCTGGGCGTCTTCTTCTTCCTGCTTGCGGATCGCCTCTTCGTCGAACGCGGGGCGGTCGGAAGTTGCGTCGGCTTCGACCTCAACCTCAATCGGCAATTCCTCTTCGGTACCCTCTATGATGATCTCGTCTTCCATTACATGTTCCTCCGCACGAGGTCAGGGCAAGGGACAACGGCGGTCACGCAGGCGTCAGCAACCAAGCGGTACTCCTCGGCTTCCGTGTTACTGCCAACCAGCATACGCTGGCCAGCATACGGAGCCATGATGATCGTGTCGCCTACCTTACAGCGAGGACCGGCAGGGAAGTTCTCAGGCGGATTTAAAAAGCACTCCGGCCCAAGCAGGATGACTTCCGCCAAGGGGCAGGCGTGCTGCTCGTCGGCGATGCGGCTTTCAGGGACATAGAGAAGGCTCTCTTTGCTCACCTTTTCGCTCAGCTTCCGCATCTTCACGAGCATGTACGGCCCGCGAGGTTGGGGAAGGTCTTCAATCGCCACATCCGATATGGTGCGGATGGGCTCTAACACTGTACTCATATTGCAGTGTCCTCCATTTCTTCTTCGTCTGGTTGCTTCGACAGGACTTCATCGAACTCTTCGAGGGACATCCGCAACCCGTAGATGATCCCACATGCGCGGCGATATTGCTCGATGGTTGCACATCGATCGTCGGACAACATGTCCGATTGCACCGCGATTTTCTCGTTGATGGCGGCGTGAAACCTAGTTCTGAGGGAAGCCACGCTGCATCTCCTCAATCCGCGCCAACTTCTCAGCGATCTCAGCGTTTACACGCTGCTGATCAAGCATGAACTGTTGGTGCTGTAGTTTCAACTCCGCCAGGAACTGTTCGTTCTTATCGATCGCCGACTCGGACGCCATGCGCTCGTTCGACTTGATACGCTCGCGCTCCGTAGCCTGCTGCTCGGCGGCTTTCTGCAAGCCAGCCTGTAGCTTCATCTGCTCGATCTGCGGCTTCTGCTTGAGCGTCTCCGCCTTGATCTGCAACTCAGCCTGCTGCATCTGGAGGACAGGATCCTGCGCCTTCTCTTGCGCTTCCTTGGCGGCGGCTTCCGCTTGGTGCTTACCCGCCAATCGGCGAGCGGCTTCAGCGATGGCCGGTGCGATATTCTGCTCGATCTCAGGCGGCATCGGCTCGTCCATAGACGGAAGAGGAACGCCAAGTTCGCGAGCCATGTCCTGCCGATACTTGAACCCATAATGCTCCGCGTAGTGCGACTGAGCGGCGGCGAAGATCGCGTTGGCATTGGGGTTCTGGCCCAACGCGGCGGCGGTCGCTGGATCCTTGATGTAGGCTTCGAGGATCTGCATGTGCTGCTCGTGCGGTTGCCACTCGTACACCTTAACCGGCTCCATCTTCGTGATCATCTGGTTCTCAGTGACCTGATCAAGCGGCGGGATGGCTTCCTTATCCGGCACGATACGATCAGCGTCCCGAATGCCAAGAACTTCTAGCATCTTGCGGTGCAGCAGCGGCAGGTTGTAAATCTGCGGCGCGGTAGCCGACATCTGGATAGCCGACTGATACTGCGTGACCCGCTGCGGCAGGGTCGCCGCGTTTGGGTCGCTGACTGGCAGGACGTCGATACGGTCGTCGAAGTCCGACTTCTTGATCTCGCGCGGTCCATCTACCTCGTAGTCGTAGGAGTCCTTCTTCGAGTCGCGGATAAGGCGAGCGAGAATTCTGAACTCCAGCCGCATCGAGTTGTGAAGGCGAGCCTGGACAGCGCTCATCACCTTCATCGCCCGATCCATGATCGCAAGCGTCGTACCTACGGGTGCCTGCGCGGAGACGTCGCCAATCTCAACGTCAGCGATCGAACCCAGCTTCCTACCCTCTTCAACTACGTTCTGCAACAACGCAAGCAGCACGGTAGACGGATCCTTGTACGGCAACGGCATGAAGGACTCGGATAGCTTCATCCCGCTCACATCCGCTTCACGCCACTCACCGGGGCGGATCGGAGACGAGTCGCCCTTCATTCGCAGGCCCTTGGCTTTCAGGCCACCGGGCAAATTCGACAGCGTGCCAGCGTCGATCAACTGGCGCAAGATCATCGTCGCCGCTTTAGCTGACGCGCCGATCAGGTGAAGTAGGCCGTATCCGTAAAACCCAAGTCCAGGAACGTAGGAGTAATCGACGTACCACAGGATCTTCTGTTTATACGGATCATCTTCCCGCCAATTGCGATAAAGACCAATGACCGTTCCGCCTGTATCGAGAGTAACGATATACGGAAGTGCGATTCCGTTCTCATCTTCTCCAATATCGATATCGGCATGGCACTCGTAGAGTTCAACCTCTCCCTCAAGCGTCGGAGGCGGTTCTTCCCGGTTGATCTCATCTTTCTTATCCTGCAACGACGACGGAATCGGGATAGACTCGTCAACCGGGGTGTCCCGGTAGAACCCGCTGACCTGCAATTTGTGGAGTTCGTTCTTCGAGATCGTGAACATCTCGGTGTAGCGCGGCGACTTGCGCAGCGACACAGCACCGTATGGGACGATAAACTTCTCAGCAGGTACGTAGCGGGCAGACGGCTCCCCAGTGATGGGATCCGGATACAACTTGCGAAACGCGGAGCCACAGGTGGCAAGACCGAACAGGAGCTTTTCAGTCTCCGGTCGGTAGTCTTCCATCTTCTCGACGAGTTGGTAGTTGAACTCAGCCACCACTCGCTGCGCCTGCTTCTCTCGTTCCTCTGTGATCTCACCGATAATGTCGGCTTTCGCAGGGCCAGACGGAGGGAAAATCTCCATGATGGCATTCGACTGAAAGCGGACGACAGCCTCCGGAATCAGAGTCGAGAACAAGCCGCATGCACCAGGCCACGGGACAGTCATCTCCTCGGTCTTCATGCCAAGAAGATTCAGGCCCTTGCGGTAGGCGTCTTCCCAGTCCTGCCGCGACACTTTGTCAGCGTCGATATCGGATATGAGTTGAGTCCCGATCTCGCGCAGCTTGGCTTCATCCAGCGTCAGCGCGAGATTGGCATCAAACGCGACAGGCTCAGGCGGCGGTTCTTCCTCGTAACCGAACGAGCCATCCTCGAACTCCTGCAACTCACCCTCGAAGACGGGTTCCTCGACCGTCTCTACCTCAACGGATAAAACCGGCTCGTCTTCGATCGGGGAAATGCGGTCGAACATTTAGTTTAGTTATACCACGGCGGCGGATACATCAACCCAGGTTATAGAACGACATCGGGGCCACCTTATCTTCCTCGTTCTCCTCTTCGTCTGTCTCGAACCGGATGAACCCGCCTTCGCGGAATTTCGCTAGCGCCTGGGACACCGTATCCACGTAATCGTCGTACTGCCCGTTCGGGAACTCAGCGCACTCCTCGATCACTTCTTCCGCCCACGCCCGCTTGGGAGCCCACACGAGGCCAGAGGTGAACATCTCCAGGATTCGGTTGACACGCGATATCTTGTCGTTCGACGCCATGTACTGGTTGCCGACCGGGCGGTACGCCGTCACCGGAACGCCGGTCGCCCGCAACTCTTGGATCAACTGGATGCCAGCGCTCTTGTTTTCGACGAGCAGGCAATCGGGGTGACCGTCCTTTACGGTGTTCCTGTACTTCCGGATAACAGCTTTCTTCAACTCAGGGAAGTCCCACTTTCCACGCTCGGCATCAATCAGGATGATGTTGTAAACTCCCTTATCTTCCTTCTCAGAGGTGCGGAATACGCCCCATGTAGTGCAGGCGGAGTAGTTTGACTTGTCGTTCCCGGTCGCCGCCATGTCCCATGACTGGATAACGAACTCGCAGGTAGGGGCTTTCTTCCCATCCGGCCAACGCTTCCAGTAATCACGCTTCATCGTCGACACGACGTCGGCACTGGGATCCTGCTGGTACATCGAGTTCCAACGCCACGCGCCACCGGGCTCGGACATCATGGTTTCGCGGAGTTGAATCACGGCGGGAGTGGGCCAAAACTCAGGCCACGTCGAGCGCCACTCAGAGTCGCCTTCTGCGTTCTTATATTCTTCCAGGGCGGGAAGAGTGATCACTTCCCACTGCTGCCCGTTAAGATTTCGCTTGGCGGCATCGATCAACCGCCCAGTCAGATCATGCCGCGACCATCGCTGCATAACGACTAGGATTGACCCACCTGGGTGCAATCGGCTAAGAACTGATTGGTACCAGTTCCACGCCATGTCGTAGTCTTCTTTTGACGGCGGTTCCATCTTGCCGTCTGTTGACTCGCGCTCACTGTGGACGTCATCGAGCACAAGTAGATCCGCTCCGCGACCATATACGGTCGATCCTACGCCGCCTGCAAAATACTCCCCTTTGTAGTTTGTTCGCCACTTATCCTTGGCTTGCGCGTCCTTCGACAGCTTCACGCTCGGAAATACTTCCTGGTATTCTGGCGTGTCTAATAGGTTTCTGATCTTCGCGCCGAAGTCAGTCGCCAGCGTTTTTACGTTAGAGATCATCATAATCTTCTTTTTTGGGAACCTGCCGATAAACCATGCAGGGAAAAGATATGATGTGCGCTCTGATTTACCGCGACGTGGAGCGATGTTGATGATAATGCGAACTGGTTCACCTTCAGCAATCCGATGGAACGCGCTCGTCAGTACGTCAAAGTGCTTGCCGGGTAGGTCATCCGGGTTGATCCGTTTAACAAACTCCGCGAAATCCAACCGAGCCCGCGCCACACCGAACCGCTTCGTCAGCGTGGCGACCATCTGCGCCACCTTTTGGCGCGTCTCAGGCGGCATTGCCTCAATCTTCTGGCGGATCTCCACGTCAGTGAACTTGCCGCCCATCAACTCGCGCATCCGATGGAACTCGGCTATGTCTTCGCGAGCCTTCGCGTCCTCGTCTACGAATACCGGAACCGGCTCACGCTTGGATCTTGCCATTATTTACTGGTATACCACTCATCTGCGCAACCGGGCGGGCGCAGGCAGGGGGTGCGGGTGGAGGAAAGCCACTGCCGATTCAGGCTATCAAACCTATCCCACAAGTGGTGCGTGTAAAACGTTCCATCGACAACTCGCCACGCCGCCTCATTCACCGATGACGCTGACGGCGTAGGCAGGTTGGTCGAGTAGTCGATAAACACCTCGCGCGTGTTTTGGTCGACCCTAACAAATTGGCACTCGGCGTCCTCTGGCACCGGGAGACGCAAGTTCTTTGCCGTGAAAAGTATGGCGTCTCCGGTAATGGAGATGGTTTGGATGGTCATCGAGCCTCCTCCTCGCACTCCAGAGCGTCAACATAGCGCCAGTAGTAGATGGCTCTATTGGCTATCCACAACTCAGTGGCGTATCGTAGCCCAAATAAGGTAGCTACCTTATCGAACTCTTCCTTCGTCATGGCGTTTCTACCTCGTATGGGTCGGCGGCTGGCTCTGAATACATCTTCAGCCCGCCTCCCTCGACAAACTTCTTCGCGTACTCAAGCGACACGCATTGAGATTGATTTTTGCCAAGCATATTATCGCCAACCATGGCGTAGAACTCCTTCGGCTCATCTTTGCACTCGACTACATACCAAAGTATTTTGCCGTTTGAATCGCGATACCAATGGTGAATGGAGTGCGTTGCGTTGGTTGGGTCGCCCCACTTCCCCTCTCTCA